CAAGACTACCCATACCACGAGTTGACACACCTAGTTGTACACCACCATCGAGAAGACCTTTAACAATCCGTCCCATTGGAGTATCCAATATTTGTGCCTTTCCTACCACATCAATTCCCTCTACTTTGAGTTCAGTGATTAGGTGAGAAACTTTATCCAAGTTAACAGTTGGTCCGGAGGGGTGATTAAGTTCCCCTACCGCACGTTTCTTACTAACTTGGGTTTCAACGTACTTGCTTACCGCTTTTTCCATTACTCTTTGAGGGTAAACACGTCCGTTTCTATTCTTTTTTTCTGCTTGGGCGAAAACGCCCTTTATAACATAATTCTTTTCGCCGTTTTCTTTTGCCTCTACAATACACTGTAGAGTTTCGTTCTCTGTAAATTCTGTAATTAACTTCATTAGGTCAATTCCTTTATAACTTTGTCGATTGCCTTCTTTGCGTCATTTAAACTATCATAGTGGTCTAAGTGATCACCATCAACATACGCAACAAAACCATCTTTTCCTTGAGTTACAAGAGCAGGAATTTTATTGATTGTCTTTTTGAAGACAACTTTTCCCTCTGGCTTACGGCCAGCAAGTTCTGTTATGAGGTTTTTATAAGTTTTCATACATCTATTTATACTAATTTGTTTCTTTAGAATTAACTATTTTATTCGATTTCTGCGCTTATTTCTTCGTCAGATATCTCCATATCGGCATCTGGAACCTCTCCATTGAAGATTTGTCCTGCGACAGATACTCTTTGCGCATCTAATGCTTCTATTTGTTTATGTTGTAATATAGAACTAAACATATCTTCTGCCTTGTTCAAATTACCTGAAGTAATATTATCAATCAAATCTTCTACTGATTCTTCAATTTTCATTTTGTTTTCCTTATTTTATATATCTTCGTCGTCGTCGCTTGCAGCTTCTTCGTCTTCGACTTGTTGTTTCATTTCGTTAATATCGTCATCATTCATCATCATGACATTCTTCATAACCCATTCACGTGAGAAGTACTCGCCGACATACTGTGACACTTGATCAAGAGTATTCATACGGTTCTGTAGTATCTCAGCGTTCTTCAACTCTGTAAAATGGTTATCTCTTTGGTAATCAACTTGAATGTTGTTTTTCCAGTTCTCCCAATCTTGTTCTGTTATAAGGTTTTTAAGAAGAAGTTGTTTCTTCAATATACCTGTGAACAACATTGAAAATCTTTTGCGTAATCTGTCAATGAACTTTTGGAACTTGACTTCATCACGATTAATTTCTTGCGCTCTACCAAGACTAAAGTTTGCCTCTTGTTCTAGTCTACTTAGTGGAACATTTAATGCTCTATACATTCTCTTCTGGAAGTATACGATGTCATCAATCTGTCCGAGGTTTTCTCCTCCTGGGAGAGTAGTAATCTCTGTACCCCTACCACCTTCACGTCTTGGTAACCAGAAGTCTTCTAGCATAGACATATGCTTACGGTCATCTTTCAGATTACCTGTATTCGCATCATAGACTAACTTGTTTCTATAACGAGACATTATGTCTTTCATATATGCTTCTGATTTATTACGTGGCATATTACCCACGTCAATATAAAATATTCTGCGCTCCGGCGCACGTGCGAGGCGATAGATAACAAGACTATCCTCTAGCATACGCAATTGGTTAATCGGTTTTAATGCTTTGTGTAAATAAGAAACAATCTGTTTTTTACTTGGGTCAAGTAATCCTGATGTAACATAGGATATTGAGTCAGCTGAAAGTTTTACTCCCGCGTTAGCTCCTGCTCTATTCTGAAATATATAAAACTCATTTACCTTATCAACAATTTTCGCGTCAGTTGCAGGGTCTTTTTTATACTTAACTTCTTTTACTTTACGAATTTTAGCAGCATCAATGGGACGTATCTCTTGAATACCTAACTTTAAATTCTTTTCATCCGCGACAAGGTGAAAATATATTCTACCGTCTACATAGAATGAACGGAATATATCATGCCCTAAATCGTTAAACTTTAACATAGAACATATGTTCATAAACTCTTCTTGCATGAGTTCTTTTATTTTATCTGTCGCTTCTTTATCTTCTATCTTGTCTAGGTTTAGAGTCACAGGTGATTCGAGTTCACTTCCGACTATTGATTCGTTCACGATATCTTCTATCGCGGCATCTACTTCTGGGTGAGTTGCTACACCTCTATACTTCATCACTAACTGATGATTGTCTTTTGCCTGTCCACCATCCATATCAATATATGAACCATAGTGTGAACCAGATGCTGTTATGTAACCTGCACCATCATCATCTACGGGTGCAACTACAGAACGGAGTTTTTCTAATTTCTTATCTTTGTCATTTTCTAGATTCGATTTTGCTCTTTTGAGTTCAAATCCAAATAGTCTTAAAATACTATTGTCGTCTGCCATTATATTTTCCTATTTCTAAGTTCCCTTCGGTATAAGAGACGGGGAATAACCCCGTCCCTATTCATATACTTATAATCAGATTAACTATAACTAATTACGATGTTGTATCAGATTCCCAATATTGAATCTGGAATTCAACCGCAAACTCTTCAATTGTATCATTCGCTTCATACGAAAGGTCAATTGCGCTTAATGCGGTTGGGAAACAACCTCTAAAATTATACTTCTTAATAGTTGAACCATCTCGGTCTAACTGTTCAACGATAAGGTCTGCCTGATAATCAACAGGGTTTGTTATCCCTGTGTTAGCAGTATGACCATTCATACCGTTCATCCAACGTTCAATTGAGTTACGAACTTTAAAGTCTGTATCATTGATTATTGTTGGTGTCCAAGCTTCAAATACTCTGTCACCTGCCATCTGTAGTGTTCTACCACGGAAAGCAACGGGGATTGGAGAGATGTTTGATGAGGGGAGTTGTGCCGCTTTACATAAGAAAGAGGTTAGTTCCACATCACCACCTGCATACGCAGGGAAGTTAACAGTTGCCTTGAAGAGATTGGGACGTGCGCCCCCGCCTCTGAGTTTGGACTTGAAGTCATCTACGCCTAATATTGCCATTGTCTATATCTCCTTAAACCGTGCCAACGACTTCTTCAAACTCAACACCCGTTCTAACAGCAACAAAGTTAAGTGTTACATAGTTAATTGAGTGTGATGGTTTGATGAAGATGTTCGCAACAAATTTGTTTGCCTCTACGACACTAGGAGGATTATTAGTTGAATCGCATATTACTTTAAAGTCTGTAAGTCCGCGACGACCTTTAATCTCACGTAGGAATGGTTCGATAATGTTTACGAACTCTGCGCGAGTAAACTCGTCATTGAATTCAAACATTACGTTTCTTCCTGCCGCACCTATTGCGCGCTCGATACCCAAGAACAATCTACGAACGTTAATTCTATCGAATGCTGTTGGTCTTGAAGCGTTTGTTTTATCACCGAACAACATAATTCCTTCTGCAGGAATGTTTGCTATTGGGTTGATACCTACTTTATATAACGCATCTCTCTCTGTCTTAGTAGGAGAAAGAACAATATCTGTTATTCCAAGATATCTACCACGTCTTGAACCAGCGGGTGAGAACCAACGTGCCGCAACTAAGTCTGTTGCTGCCATAAGTCCTGCCGTTGAAGAACATGCGGGTATCTTGATGTACTTATCGTTATATTTGTCATATACTTTTAAGAAGTTATTGTCTTGTACGAAGTATGTTGACTTGGTGTATGTGTTGTTACATGCTAGAACAGCAGCGTTAGTTCCTGTATCTACAACTGCAGTACGTGAAGGCGATGCTACTGCAACACAATCTTTACGTGCTTCTGCAGAAGCAATCAAATCATTTACGATTGTTGTTGCATCTGATGTTGATGTAACTGAAGGTGAGATTAAGAAATCTACTTCAATATTATCTACATCTTCGAACTTATCGTATCCACGAAGAACATCATCTGTTCCTAATGAAGCAGATGTTACACCACCCGTGAAAGACCAATCAGATTGTGCTAGTTCAGTAGGGTGAGTAGAAGCAAAATCTTCTGCTCCGGTTGTAGCGTTATTGCCCCATTGCGCACCAATAAGGTCAGAAGTTCCTGTAGTAGCGCCTGTGTGCCCTACTCCGGCATATACCCACTGAGACCTATTTTTTAATACGTCCTTGAAGTATATTGATGAACCTTCAGAGTTCTTTGCGTTTTTAGCAACTGATAGGAACGGATATGTTTCTAGAACAGTTCCTGCAGTACCTGAGATGAGGCCATCTTCGTCAATAACCGCAATATGTACTTCGTCATTCTTACCGCCTAATGCTGATACGAATGATGATGTTCCTGGTTTTTCATCGAAGTTATCTTTATATGCCCAAGTATTAAATGCTGTCGAACTACTATCTGAGTGTGAAGCAACCATAGAAACTTTTAATGAGTTACCAAGTACTCCTGGATATTTCGCAATAAATGCGCCATCAGCAGAGTCGATAGATGCAGTTTCAAATGCGTCTAAATTATTAATTGTCTGAGCGGTTAAACTTAGTGTTGAGTGTTGTGCTACGGCATTCCTTGCATCTGCGTCTTGTTCACGAACAACAAACAGTGAGTTGGAATAACGTAGGAAGTATGCAGCGGAATGAAAATCCACTGTGTTATCGTCTGTGGGCGCAGAGAATGCGGAAACAAGACCTGTCTCATCTGAGACTAAAATTGCTTCTCCAACTGGCCCCCATCCGAAATTCCCGACTATTGCTCCAGTTGAAGTTTGAACGTTCGGGACTGAACCCGTTAGGTCAATTTCTTTAACTGTTACAGCAGGGGAAGCAGAGGGTGTAAAAAGTGCCATTACTTTTCCTTTATAGTTATCTAATTATAAGTTAATCATAATACGTTTTTATTAGTTTCAATACTTCTATTTATACAAACAATATATTATAGATTATTACCATTCTTCTACGGGTTCCCAAGTCGTTTTTCTAAAAAACTCTACATCTTGAGAGTTATTTTTTGGTTCATCGTCTAGTCCATCATCAATATATCCTACAGGAGGCACATCATCTTCAATCTCTTTCATTCTTTTTGCGAACATCATATCCTTTAGATTTATATCTGTCATATCTGAGAAGTATTGAGTTGATACAAAGTAACCAAACATCACTAGGTTCATCATCAAATCATCGTGGTTACCATCTGACGCGGCATATGAGTTCTTTCTTGAGGTGAATGTAGATATCTCTAGTATAGTATGTTCATCTACAATCTGTAGTTTGTTATTTTCAAGGATATCTTTGATTGCGGTACAACCAAGTCGTTTTACTTTACGGTTCATTTCAATCCCGATACGGTCTGCTTTGATAACACTCTCCATATGAATGTTATCGTATTCCATATCCTGATATAAACCATTACAAACTACTGTACCTTGATCATTAGACTCTACGATTATATATGCGTC